CTCAGAACTATTGATGTCCATACTTTCTTTTGGCTTACCATAACGATAGCTTAAATAGGTCTGTAAGGCTCTCATATCGCCCTTAGCTACTAACTTACCTAAAGTTTCTATTGCTTCGTCTTTGTCTATTATATTGTCTAAGCGTTCTATTAGCTTTTGCTCTTGTGCCTTTGGTTTTCTACCAGCACCTTGTCTTGCGCCTCCGTAATTTTTACTCATATAAATAAATCTTGAAAAAACTTGATTATTCAAGTTACTAATATATAAACAAACTTATTTTTTTTTAGCCTAAAAGTATTTCTTCTATCTGTTCTATCTGCTTATCAGTAGCATCTGGTATGCGTTCTAACACAAATAACTTAGGATCGCCTAATAGTGTTTTATACATTTCTTCTAAGTCTATATTGTAAAAACAGTTTTGGTTATAGTTCTTTAGTGAGTATAATATAGTTGCGTGGTGTGTTTCATATCCGCAGCGTTGGTAATCTCTTACTATATCCATAAGGCGCATTTGTTTTACTTTGCTCATATAATGGTTTGCTACGCATCGCATCTCTACTACATCTCTACGTCTTGTTTGTTCAAAGATGTCTATTTTTTTAAGTGTAAGGATTGTATCTCTAATTGTTTCTAATTTCATCTTCTTTCTTTTGTATAATATATCCGTTTTCTTTTAGGAGTTGTATCGCTTCGTTTATTTTTTCTTGTTCTATTCTGTAAGTGTCGAATATGTAGTTGTGTATTACCATTGTTCTTTGTTTAAGTTATAATCACTAAGGGGTGCTTCCCCATTTTCTTCTAATTCTTTTTGTAAATTGGCTAAGGCTCTCCAAGCTACTTTAGCACTATGCCTTACTAAATCTGTGTCTATGTTACCAGCTTCCATTAAATGTCTTGTTAAAGCGTCTAACTCATCGCCACTCTTTGACCTATCCCAATGTAAAGGCTTGTTTGGGTGGTGCTGCTGGTTACCTATCCAAGATGTTTTAGCCACCTCTCTTATTGCATCTGGAAAGTATTTAAGTACTCCGCTAAATACTGGCATTGTCTTTCTGTTTGTTTCTTTTAGCCTCTCATCAAAGTCATCATCATAAACCCCAGCTCTTTGTTCTTGGCACTCAAGTTCTTCTTGTTCTGTCATTGTGTAGGCGCTTTCTGTTCCGCTTATGTAGTCAATCTTTTTTCTTTTCATCTTTCTTTTCTAATGTAAGTTTAATAGCCTCTAACTTTACATACATTTGGGCTACTATGTTTTCAAGTCTAAGTATGCGTTGTATCTGTGTGTGTTTCTTTGCTTTCATTTATTTTTTTTAATTCGTTTTGATATGCTTGGGCAGCTTTTTTTTCGTCTGTAAAAAGACCAAGATATTTTATTTTACCATTAATTCTTATAGCTGCTCTCCATTTTTTTTTATCCATATATACTCCAGTATATTTTGAAGTACCGCCTCGCTTGTCCTTAGATGTGTTTTGTCTATTTGTTATTACTTGCAAATTGTAAAGTCTATCGTTTAACTTGTTATTGTCTTTGTGATCTACTACCATTTTTAAACCGCAAGGCTTATGATTTAAAAAAGCCATAGCAACAAGCTGAGATATTTTGCAGTTTCCGTTGTGCTTACCATTCTTTGACAAACCAACTCTATATCTGCCATTTGTGTTTAAGCCTTTTGTCATTACCTTTGCCACCTTAGTTTTGTTGTAACTTAAACTTTTAACATTACCTAAGTTGCTAACTTTATATCTACCCTCATAGTTTGGTATATCTTTCCAAACCTCAATACCTATCCTACTTAATAAACTCGCTATCATAATTCCCCAGTTAAGCAATAGTTATCTAAATCTGCACCCTCTATAAAGAACTTGTTGTATAAGGCAAGTGCTTTCTCTACTTTCTGTTCGCCTCTGTAATAAAATTCTTCTGAGCAGTTAAAGATACCTATGTCAAGTGATCCTTTGTCTAATACCAAGAACTGAAAGTTTTTATACTCTTTGTTAAATAGGTTACAATATAAGTAGCATTGTACATCATATCCGTACTTGTTAGCACTCCAGCTAAAGTCCTTGATGTTTGTTGTGGTCTTGATGTCGCAAATTCTATTCTCTCCTAATACATCAGCCTTGCCTCTAAATGCAAAGCCTAATACGTTGTCTATTGCTGGTATCTCAAAATCTGCCTTAGTAATTAGTTCCTTAGCGTGTTCATTGCGATAGAACGCATCTACAAGCCTTTCTGTTTCGCTTCTTTCCTTAGCGGTGTAAACAGTTCCAAACTCCGCCACAGCTTCCTTAAATTTCTTTGTGTTTCTGCTTTGCACCTCTACAAACTTTTGAGAGGCAAACTTCTCTGGCTCAAGGATTGCCCAATGAAACAAAGCACCAGCTCTTAAAGCTGGGCTATCTCCACTCCCATACTTCAAGCTAAAGTTATACGTCTTAGGACTTGATAGAAGCTGTTTAAGGCTACTACTACTAAGCGCAAGGGTATTTAGTTCCCCATAGTAAAAAGTGTCATCTTCCATACGCTTAAGCAGTTCTGCTTTGTCGTAATACTTTCCGTCTAATAGTTTTATATTATCCATAGTTTTAATATTTAATAAAAGCAATCCAGTGAGTTTTCATAGCCTTACCGCTTTTGTGTCCGTATAAAGGCTTCTTGTCTGTTAGCTTCAATATTTCTTTCAAAGGTATTCGGCACTCGTTCCATTTGAAGATAAGTGTACCATTTGGTTTTAAAACTCTAAAACATTCTTCAAAACCCTTTTTTAACATACCCCTCCATTCCCCAGTTAAATTGCCATACTGTTTAGTTATAACTGCTGTAATCTTGTCTTGTGGTATATGAGGTGGGTCAAAAACAATGTGCCAAAAAGAATTATCTGGCTGTTTTATGTCTGTGAAATCTCCAACAATATCTGGTCTTATTTTTATAGTTGTGCCATTTGGGTAAGCTGCGTTAGGTTCTATTTTGTAATCTTTGTTCCTTTTGTCAAGATATAAGGCTCTCTCATCTTGCTTGTCAAACCACATACTTCGCCTACCACAGCAAACATCTAATACTTTTTTATTTTCAATATTATTCAAGGTCATAGTTATAGCAATCTCTACAGCAGTAGGTTTGTCCGTTTGTTTCTGTGTCGCAAGTTCTACAATAGGTTATCTCGTCTGGCATTTCCCAATAGTTCATATCTCGTATTGTTTTAGTTCTTGTTTTAGTTTTTGTATCTCTTTGTTTTTTTCGTTTCTTATGTGATCTACTTTCTTTGTTAGTATTTCTACCTCTGTAATCAATTGGCTGGAGAGTATACCTATTTCTGTGATAGCTTTTAAACAGTTCTTTAAATCTTTGTTGTTAGGTTTAGCTTCTTGCCAGTCAATAAGTTTCTCAATCAAGTAAGAGTACCACAGTCCGTATTGCTGCTTTTGTAGTAAGTCCATACTAATTCGCAGACCCAATTAAATAACCAAAAGCCACACAGAGTGCTAACATAAATATTACAGCACCTTGTATGATTATATGTCTTTGGTGTTCTCTTTTGCGCTCTAACTCGTCAAGTTCTTTTTGGGTGTGTACCTCTATTCTGTTTTTGCGTGTTTCTATATGTAAACCAGTTTTTGTCTTTTTCATTTTATTGTATGTTAATAATTATGCTTCTAATCTCAGATGCTCTGTTTTCCAACTCTATCTTTTTTTCTTTGGTTAAAGATTTCTTGTAAGTGTCGTAATACAAGATAGCATCTATTTGTTTTAACTCTTTGCGTAAGTCGTCTAACTGCGTTCTCATTTGTTTGTGTTTGCGTTTTGAATATAAGATAGTGCAGTTTGCTCGTTCATTCCGTAAGCCTCGACCATCATAGTAACCCAAGCTTTTTCTGTTTCTGTAAGTGTTTCCATTGTTTAAGTTTTAAAGTTATACACAAATATATATAAAAATATTTATTATAAACAAATTATAAACAACTTATTTTTTAAATCCGTTTAAATTAATTATAGATGCGTGGCTCTCGTCTATCAAATAACAAGGCTTTAATACTTTCTTTTTAGTCCATAGTGTAGTATCTGGGCAGTACATATCTTGTTCTTTTAAGTCCTGGAGGCTGTTAAGCCAGAACATATAATTGCCTTTAGGATCATTAACAAAATACAAAGCTATCCTACCAGTATCAATTAACTTGTCGTACTTGTAAACCTCAAGCATTTTCTCTTTGTAGTATTTGTTCCTAAACTTAAACTCTATTACTACTTCTTTGCCCTTAGGACTTGTACCGATAGCGTCATAATGCTCAAAGCCTTCGCCAGTATGTGTTAAATCCCAACCATCAGCATTTAGCAACAGTATTACAGCTTTCTCCCACTTGTGTACATTCTTAATCATAAATCTTGTCTATATCTGCAATCCATTGTACAAGTCTTTTAGGATTGCAACTGCAAGGCTCGTGATATTTGTGGTCGTAATATTTAGAGTGAAGCCTACACAATAGCTTATATTGTTCTTGTGATAGCTTACTCTTAACATCAGCTTTAAACTGCTGCCAATCTTTTTTGTCTATTTCTTCCATAGGTCTATATCTATATCAGTCCATTCGTTCATCTTGCGCTGTCTTTCTTCACAACCGCAATTTTCTCCCCATATCTTTTTAACTATCCAACGTATTCCAGTATAATAAGTAATGTAGTAAACTAAATCTCCTAATCTCATATCTTAGCTTTTAAAATTTCTAAACATAATTCTTGTGGTATTTTGCTTCTATTGTAATTGCCTTTAAGTCCTTGCGTACCAGTTCTGCTGCCTCTTGGTGCTGCTTCGTGGTGGCAGTTCTTGTTTCCATTGTGGCATTGTGGTCTTGGTTGCCACCCATCTGGGTTGAGCAACGATCGTAAGTTGTTACTCCATATGTCAGTTGGCTTTGCCCTTGTATCTCCATACTTACAATACCAAACAGTTACTCTGGGTAAGCCAAGCATAAAATCTTGTTTTCTTAGCATACCTCTTGGGTTTTCTATATACCAAGCCTTTGGTTTCAATTCTTTGATTATGCTTAGTGTTCTTTTTACCATCTTGTCGCTTTTTATTGCAAAGTCAGAAAGTGGTTTGTTCTTTGGTCTATGGTGTGATATTGCAGCTATGCTGTAACTTGTGCAAGGTGGACTTGCCCATATAATGTCTGGCTTAAAAGGTACTTTGTTTATGTCAAAGTCCAATATATCTACTGCATAATCTATCCCATTAAAGTCATTAAGATCAGAACTAAAAACCTCAAAGCCTAAAGATTGTGCAGCTTTACCGACGCTTCTACTACCAGCAAACAACTCTAACACTTTCATATATTGTCTTTTATGTGTTTAAGTGCGTTTCTGTAAGTATTGTAAAGGCTGTAATAACTTATCTTTGTTTCTCTGCTTAGTGATGCTACGCTTTGTCCAGAAGCCACTAAAGTAAATACCTTGCTATCGTACCAGCGCATCTCTGCAAGTAAGTTGTCTATTTTAGTTTTATTCTTTGCATATTGTACCTCGTCTATTCCTAAGTCATCTATTTGCTTTACTTCCCCATCTATGTCCTCTATGTATGTTTTTATCATTCGTGCCTCTTTCTTGTGAGTGTTTAAGTAAATACCACGCAGAACTTTATAACAGTAGTAAGTATTAATGTCGTTATTGTACCATAGGTCTAAGCCTTTTTGCACATCACATATAAGCTGTATGTACATTTCTTGTACGATGTCCTCAGCCAAGCTGGGTTTACAACCGAATGATTTTACAATACCTATCCAGTTTTGGTTTTTATCGTAAGCAAGTTCCACAAGTGATTTCATTAACCTAATTTCTCTTTAGTCGTTACAAAGTATTTTAAGGGGTCGTATATCTCTCCTACTACAAATGGCAGTCCTAATTCATTCACGCTAAAGCTAAAGGTTTCAAACGCATAGCCTCTTGACCTTTTACACTTAACTGTAATGTTATCCTTGTGTACTGAGTTTAGTTCTAATTGTATTTGGGTTTCTGTCTTTTTTTCTAAAAATGATCCTAAATGACCAGTAGGTTTCTCGCTTCCGTAATTGCTATGTATTACAGTAACTATATGACAATTAAACTTAGCACTCCACTCCATTATTTTTTGCACACATAAATTGCTTTCCTCTAAGTTGTTTACATCACTAACTAAATCAGCAATACCATCTATGATTACTAAACCATTTTTGTCGCCATTCTCTTTTAAAATGTGTTCTATAAATTGCATTCTGGTTTTGTAATTTATAGTTCTTAGTGCATAGGTTTGGTAGCACCCTACATCTTGCACATTAGCCATATCTAAAACACGTTTAAATACTCTTTGGCTATGCCAGTGTCCTTGCTCTGTATCAAAATGTAAAAGGCACTTACCATCTCTATGACCTCTAATGTTACCACCAAAGTTGTTACCACCGCTTAAATATACTGAAGCTAAAAGTGAGGCAAAAAAGGTCTTTTTACTTTTAGGCGGTGCTTGTACAAATGAAAAATTACCATAAGTTCCAATAGGTATAGGGAAGGTTATATCTCCTTTTGTGGTTTGTATTGTTTTCTCTCCATAACTCAAAGCTGTTGGTGGGTACTCCATAACTTCGGTAGTGTCAATAGTACACTCCTCTTTTATAAGTTCCATTAGCATCTGTTGAGTTGTTTCTTGTTCGGTCATTTATTATATGTTTGTTTTTGTTTAAGTAAAGGTATAAAAAAAAGGGGGTTAAAAAACCCCCCTTTAATTAAAATGGTAAATCTGCTTTCTCGGTAGCTGTAACTGGATCAGCTTGTGGCTCTCTTTCTGCCAAGACAATGTTGTTGTCAGTCCATAAGACCTTTCCATTGCCTAAGTATTGGCGTTTTTTCTTTGCCTCTCTTTCTTCTTTTGATTGTGCCACATATACGCTTGTGTTATTTCCGTAACGTGTTTCATCGTTTACAGCCATTGTAAGATTGACATATACTGCGCCATCCTTACCAGGATAAAAATTCTCCTTTGGGAGTTTATCTACTCTTAAATTAAAGTTTATTAATGCACTCATAGTTTATTTATTTTAGTTTATTTATTTGTTTATTTATATTAATCATAAGGTTTTGTATTCTGTTTTGGGTTTCTTAAAACTCTCGCTTTCATCCTCGCCAAATACTCCTAACTCATAGAAGCCAGTAAGTTTGAGGACAGCTCTGCTCATAGCACGTTTCTCTGCCATTTCAGCAACGTACCAAGAGTTAGTGTTTCCATCTTTGTAGTTCTCGCCTTTTAAGGCACTACCAAAAGTTTCTATGCTTTTACCATCCTTACTTGCAAGTGCTTTAAATACTGCATAGTTAGGCTCACATCTAATTACTTCATAGTTTACTACCATTTGTTCTAAGGCTTGTATTTTATCAATACCTTGCCTTGTTATGATAGTGTAGTGCTGGTGCTTAAAAAAGTCCGATTTGTCTAAGTTATATTTTTCGTAAAGTTCTTTTAGTTTTTCTCTATTCATTGTTCTGTGTTTAAGTGTTCTGTTTCTATTATTTGTTCTAAGTATTTTACTCTTTTTTCTAAAGCTTGTATTCGTGCGTTTAGAAAATCTATTGTTTCTGTGCTTCTTGCCCTTTTTACGTCTTGGTAATGTGTCATCTTATAAATCTTTAAACATTACAAAAGGGTTGTCTACACCTATAACAAATTTAATATCCAAAATAGTACTATATCTAAGATTGTGTATCAAACTTTCTTCTTCTAAGTCGTTTGAAATAGATGCAATAATATCTGGATATTTAATATTAACTCTGCTAAGTTCTTCAGAGTATTGAGGCTTAAGCCTATCAAGTAAGGAAATCATTTTATATGTCATTGTCTTTGTTTTAAGTTTTCACAAAGCTACAAAAAAAAAATTAATAAACAAAATGTAAACACTTAAGCAACAAAAAAACCACCCTTTACAGAGTGGCTTAATTGGGCTGGTTAGCCATAAAACAAAAACATAGAATATTAAGCAAATATACTAAATACTTATTTAATTAGGTAATTTTTCAACTAAACTTTTATAGTGATCTATAAGTTCTATAAGTTCAAAATCTGCTTGTTTTATAGTCTGTCTTGACTTTTGTAGTAACTCGTCTGCTTTATCATATCCAAACTCTTTATTTAAGTTTTGTGCAAAAATATACTGCTGTCCGTACCGCATACAATTACAGCCATAGCATTGTGGTCTGCAATTATCTTCATCCCATCTAAGTATTCTTGAGGCTCTACTTATAAAGTGTCCGTTCTGCATTCCTTGACCTTTCCAGTATGCTTTCTTGCTACAAGTAAAACATTTGACTATTCCGTTTTTGTCAGCATATTTTCTTCTTATATACTCACTAAACACACTATCAAGTTTTTTTATAAGATTTTTACGAGATGTTTTTTTTGGCATTTGAATAGACCCCAGAAGTCATTATTTTATTATAACTTTTTTTGTTTCCCTTTCTTTATCTGTTTATGTTTCCCTAAATATATATCTATTTAAGCATACCATAATTTTATAATAAAAAGCTCAAAGTTATTAATAATAATTTAAATAAAAAAAATTATTTTTTGCTTATAGATTTAAACTTCTCTGCACCACGAGATCCAAAGTAAGCTACATAAACAGTTATAAGAAGTGATTTAAGTAAATCTACCCAAGCATCGTCAATAGAAAAATCTATCTCAAAGCCGTCAAGTAAAATAAATATAACTAAAGAACAAGTTAAAAATATAAGGGTTAAAGGTCTTGTGTTTTTAGAAAGGTAGCTATCGCTTTGCATATCGGACTGCCACCTTTTTGTAACCTCTTGCATTTCTATCATATCTTGCTCAAGAAGTTTTAAGGCTTTTTCTTTGTCCTCTGGCGGTAAAACAATGTCTGGCTCTTTTTGTATAAGTCCTTTTACAACACCTAAAACACCAGCATCTGGCAACACATCGCCTACCAACCCCACAATAGCTGGCACTTTGTCTGTGAGGAATTTTCCTACTTTAGTTTGTTTAAATTTTTTCTTTGGCATAATTATTTTTTTCTAAAATCCCATCGTGCTTGTGTACCTCTAATATCTATGTGTGTAAAAGTGTCGTATCTGCCTAAACCACCAGCTTTTATGAAACCACCTTGTTGTAGATTGTCAAGTGCATTTGCCACCTCGTCTGGTGTAAAGTTTTTTACAACTATGTCTGCTGCCTTTCCTTGCAAGTGTTGTGATTTTGATGCACCATTATTGATACTATTCCAAGCTTCACACCTATAAGCACTATTAATTTTTATAGGCTCTTGTAATTCATCCCTAATAATTTGTAGATTTTCTGCAAGTTCTTGAATGTTTTTATAGACGTCCTCTGGCATTTCACATTTACAACCCTTTAGATTGCCCTTGCATTTAAACTCATCTATTTTAAAGTTCTTTGTCATAGCTTAATATTTACGCCTACCTTAATGGTTTTTAGTTCTCTATCCCACCAGCGTTGGTTGGTTAGTTCTGCAAACAAGCCAAATGTTCTTGTAATTCTTAAACCAAAGCTACCGCCTAAGCTGTAATCAGTCCACCTATTACCACCTACAAAATTACCATAAGAGTATCTTTCATCTCCCTCTACAAGTTTATGATGTGGCAAAATATTTCCGTAGATATGCAACCAAAAAGTTTTACGATAGTGGTAAAAGTCAAAACCAAAAACAGTTGATATATCAGCAAACCCACCAATAAGCGCAAGTTGTTCTCTATTGTATCTGTTCACTAAACTACTATAAATACTATTTCTATAATCTAAATCTGAGTAAGATATAAGATTGTCGTTTTCGTCAAACCAAAAATATTCAAACCCAGTTTGTCCGTCTATTAATTCCCAATCATAAGGTACGTCATAGTGTCCGTAGTCATAACTGAGATACCACCAAGGGTTTTCTTCTAAATACTTTTGTATTGGATTGTGTCCGTAGGCTTTGTCGTAAGTTCTATATATAGCACCCATACTAATAGATAGCTTTTTAGTCATTGGTAATCTAAACCTTAAATCTGCGCTTTTGTAGTTGAGATCTATAAGTTGGTTTTGGTTAAGTTCGGCTTTTGCTATCCACCATTCTGCTAAGTATCTAATAAAGTATTGTTTGTTCTCAAACTCTCTACCTTGTTGTCTGCCTTGTTGGTATTCAAATAAATATTCCAAACCTTTGACGTTGCCTATATTTGAGTTTATGGAGTTGTTTTGTTCTGTCCCATCGTAAAACCTATCTTTATCCTCATAGCCGAAAAACGCTAACTTTCTAAAGCCTATTGTTTTTACCTCGTCTGCTGGGTTTCTGCGTGTGGTTTCTATAAGTTCGCTGCTTTGTGTAACGTAAAAAGTTTTAGGTGGCTGTATAGAGTTTGTTTGTGTGTAAGCGGTGTATAATGTAGAATACTTAAACACCTTTTTTAGTATCTGTGCATTGACATTAATTGCAAAAAATAAAGCTATAAATATAAATCTCATCAAAATTGCTTGTTTAGTATGTTATCTATTTCTTTGTTTATTAAATCTAATGTATTTTCTGGTAGTTTTAAATTTATACCAGCTTCAATTTTTCTTAGTAGTTCTCCATCGTTGTAAATACATATAGACGGAACGTAAACAATACTGTTGTTCTTAAACGCCTCTGGTTGTTCACTCATATAAAACAAGTGTGTATTATAGCTTCTAAAAGATTTAAGGGATATTTCGCTTTCTTTTGTAAACTCTGCACTAAATTGGACTATTGAAATACCATCTTTATAGTCTTGTGCTTGTAAGCTTAAACAAAATAAAAAAAATAAATATCTCATTGATCTTTAGTTATTTCGTACAATCTTGTTTCTAATAGCTTCAGAGTTTCTTTCATTTCTTTTACATCGTCTTGGGTTGTCATAATAGCCTTGCGTATAATCTCATCTTTGTATCTAAATTCTGTGGAGGTTACCTCTGGCTTTGGCTCTGTCATTGCAACCGCTATGTCTGACTTAAGCGTAAAATAAACAGTACATAGGCTAACAGCAAAAGATACAATCATTGCTATTGTCTTTAAGTCTAAAGTTAGTTTAGTGTTTTCGCTTAACTCTGTTGCCATTACATTTTAATTTTACTTAAAAAGTTGTTCCATTTACCAATAAGATAAAATTGCAAGTTTTCTATTTTGTCTGCTAAGTATCTAAGTCCTTTTACCATTATATTTTATTTGTTTGATAGTCCACACCAAAAAAACTGTGTACTCCGTTATCATCTATATTACCAACAGCAGCAGATTTCCAGCCATAAGGGTGGTCATCTAAGCCTACCCACATAACGTCTACGTGGTATTTATCGCTAAATACTGGTGCTTTTATTTCTTCACCTTCTTCGTCATACTCGCCTCGCTCTAAAATAATATTACCTAATCTTACAATAGCGTGTGAGTGTGTAGGGTACTCGTTCCCATCTTCGTCTGTGTCTACTCCAAGGGATTTTATTTTTTTATCACAAGCTGATTTATCAGCAAATTCGTATTTTCCTATTTTCATAATTATGTTGTTAAACAAGTTAGTTCTGCATCTGTTAAAGCCTCTTTATATACTGCAAGGCATTTTATTTTTCCGTTAAATTCG